GGTTCACCCTGGTACCGGACCACAAAGAAGTTACGTCCTGCATTGGCGCGCGGCTCAAGAAGCCTAAGCCTCTCTTGTACGTACTCCTCAGGGTAAGTATTTGTGGGTCCTTTTAGGTATTTTACCTCCCTCTTGGCGAGAGTTTTGGTAATGAGGTCTATCAGTTGTGAAACCTTCATCTCGTCACATGGTTCGTCTTGTGGTATCTGGGCGGCTATTGAATTAGTCTTCCAATAGCGTAGCGTTAGATGTGAGAAATCGGGTTGACGGTGCTCATTATCCAAGAATCTACCTACAGGTTTTGGGTCTAGGACCTCAATTCTCATGAAGCGGTCCCAGAATGCTTTAGCTCCTTCAGCTGATAACTCACGAGTGAGTTCAGGTGTCAAGACATTTGATGTGAAGAACACCATCTTGAAGTTGGCTGGTTGTGTTTTATGCTCTAAAGCCGCACCAGCCAAATTAAAGTGGTCACCGGAAACTATCGAGGTAACCTTCTTTATCATAGGATCGTTGGTGCGAGCGTAGTAGAATTCATCATACACTCCACAATGTTGTAGAGCATAGGGTTGAAAATGGGCATTTTCATTGTTTACTGCCAGGTTGTAGATGTCGGGGGAATAGCCCAACCTATCAGATACCCTGCTCCATATATAATTGGCAAGGGATGATTTGCCCACCGCGGGTTCTCCCGCCAAGTAGACTCCAAGTGTTTCCTGTCTTTTGTTAGCAGAAAGAGCCTCTTGGACGGCGGAAATTTTCTCACGAATGGTGTGTATGTTGTTGTTCAACACAGTGATTGCTTGTTTAACAGATGATGCTGTTTTGTTATCTGTCTTCTTGTTAACTATATCTATCACGCGTGGCGTGAAGTCAAGCAACTCTTGGTACAGTTTGGGGTCTGACACAAACTGGTGATAAGGAATGCTAGCTAGCTCAACAGAGCGCTGAGCGAGCTTGATGGTGGATTCATAGTAAGGGACATTACCGGTCACATCTAGCTTAAATAGGTCTTCCAGAATGTAGTTAGTAACGTCTCCAACGCTATCCTTGATGGTCTTGATAGCCCTCAAAGCACTGCCGCCGTTGATGACATGCTTGATATCCACCACCTTGAATAGAGTTAGTCCGGCTAAAATAATCGCCACTAAATTGACGATCACGGGTAATATCCAAGTCATAGCTGAATTGGATTTGGTGGAGCCCAGTATTTCAGCCGTTAATTCACTCACAGCCTCCAAAGCTCTCTTCTTGGAGAAGGAGATTCCTTCTTCCTTAAAGAGCAGTGCCATTGAGGCCACGAATGAGTTCAATTGAGTCAGTATAGAGGCATAATGGAGGAAAGATTCTTTGAACCCAACCTTCATAGACGCTCTGATTGCTGACATGGTACCCATGATAGCTGCCACTATGGATGATATCGTGACATATCGGGTACTTCTGCCGAGTTTGGTTGTTATGTACTCGGTCATTTGAGTGGAGGCGACCTTGATTAAATTGACCGCCTCCTTGGTTTCTTCCTGGTTTGGAGAGAAGGGGCGCACCACAGCAATTGGTTTACTACAAGACAT